TAAGGATTATGCAATCTTCAAAGAAGAGCTAGAGTTGTGGGGAGTTAGGGTAAAGCACCCTAAGATAAGAACCGTTGGACTATGTAGATCTGATGACGGTTTTGGACTATCTATTTACTGGGAGGGAGGATGGCTAAATTTTCAGAAGATATTCGGAGAGTCGGAGGTGGTATGGAGCCCCGCCGAGGTATTAGAACTCGAAGGTCTTTATTACCCCAAGAAGCAGAACTATGTAATTTCATCGGTCTAAGCGAAGACGAATATTTCCACTTTCTTGACTTAACTGAGTCACATAACGGTAAGCGAGCTAAGGCATACGATTTAGTACCCGATATTGTTAATGCGGAGGTCGCTCTTCAATTAGCAATTGCTATTGTTGTCGGCATTATTCAAAACATGCTGGCTCCCAAGCCAAAAGCACCAAAGACACCGCCATCATTAACAACAGACGCAGCTAGCGGACCTGCTAGATACGCACCACAACAGGGTTTTGATTCAGTACAAGACCTAGCCAAGATTGGTGAAACAGTACCTTTAGTCTTTGCTAATAGACAGAACGGATCAACGGAAACCACTAATTTTGGCGGTGTTCGTATAAATGCGAGACTGCTTTGGTCTCAAATGAGAAGTCTTAGTACTGGGCAGCAATTAAAAGCAATATTTATGTTATCGGGTGGGTCGTTAGGAGATGAGCCTGACTTTTCTGGTTACTCTCTCGGTGATACAACTTTAGAGAATTACACCAACGCAAAACTAGCCCTCTATGCAAATAAGAACGGAGGTCGTTTAACCGAGAGTGATCGTTATGACGAAGGGACTTTAGATAAAGAGAAAAACCGTCATGGATCTGATGCAACTGATCCCTTTTCAGTTGATTGGGATCCTTCTAACGGTTTTAGTAGTCAAGTATTTTCTGGAGCTAGATCACCCAGTACACAAACACAATTTGGAGCTTTTTCTCCAATGAGTAATTCAATGGCTTACCGAGTTCCTTACGAACTGGTACTTAAAGGCAAGGACTTAAGTGATGATAATAAAGCGGATGTTGATACTAAAAGAGCAAAGTTAGAAAAGAGCTTTCCTCGTTATGCGTCGATTGTTAATGCCACAAATAGTAACGGCAGTTCTAAGATAAATGCTACTAATACCGGCGCGTATAATTACGTTATTAAACGTTTGACTTTTGTAAAAGATGACGTAATTACATACAAGATTACGAATCTAGATCCTAGAGAAGAATATAAAGATGTCTACGAGCCTTGGGGTGTGGAAGATGTAAAAAGCGCAGTTGATTCAGACAGGACTAACGCTGACACAAGCTTGGCGGTTGGTGATTTATATCTATTAGGAGAGGCTCTAGCTGTAGCAACTAAAGTTACTTACTCGCCTGTAACTAATGGTTTGTGGCTACCTAAACCTAAGACCGAAGTAGTGGTTGAATTTAAGGTTGTCGAGGGAGGTGAAATTGATATAAGACCTGAATCTTTTACGAGTCCATCAGGAAGTACAACTAACGGTCTTAAAGATGTTCATTTTCCTTTTGAATTATTAATTCCACAAAGAGCAGCTATAGCAACAGTTACTAATACCCGCACCTGTGATGCAACAGAGATAGGAATTAAGTCAGAAGTATGGAAACAGATCTCAGGTTTTCCTAATGCTAACAGTCACCCCGGTTCTATTAAATATGATGAAGTCGGTGTTGTAAAAGATTACGAAGATGACAATGGAAATATACAACTAGGACAAATATCTAAATACGTAAACCGGTTAAGTTTCTTTCGCTTATTTGGTCGTGCCGCTGGTGATAATTCTAATAACCCTTGGGTAATTTTAGATGGGGGTGTTCCTTTTTGCGTTAAAGGAAATACACCACAACCTCAATACAACTTTATTCGTATTAATCATAAATTTCAAAGTGACCATCAATATGAATTTAAGCTTGTCCCTTATCCCGGTAACTTAGTTAAAAAGAATTTTATTAATAAGCAAATAAGACTTTTACAGAAAAATAAACTACATAATGTGACTCCTTCACCAAAAATAAAGGGTGACTCTGTTGATATTTTTTACTCAGGAACTTTATACACATTAGAAGGTAATAAAGCCACTAACCCTGAATGGTATTTAGGTAACTTACCCGATGATTTAGACGGCACTGCTACTTCAGGGGTTACGACAGGTTTTGATGCTACCGGTTACTTATCTATACCTTCGACATCAGGATATATAGAAGATTCTAGAGAATACGACACCAGTGATACGGATGCTAACTACGCAGAAGTAATTTGGAATCCTGATGACGATGATGACTATACGATTCGATTTTATTACGACGACGGTTTTTGGGGTTCTGTTACAGGAAATATAGATGATCCCGGTCTTCCTTCACCCAATGGAGGTTTTGCTAATAGTACGGAGTATGTCGTATATCACAAGGGCTATAGATACAGTCCGGGTAATTATCAAAGTGGATCCGGTAGCAGATATTACTATCAAATAGTTCGTAGTTCTCCGGGTGTAACAGTCGGAGCAACTATGGCAGTACAAACTGTTTCCTTAAATGCAACAGGAGGTAATACCGGTACAGGACTAACGATTGATGTAACGGTTTATCTTACTCCGCAAGGGAATCAGTACCCTGCTTCGTGGGAAATTAATTCACCCGGAACAGGTTATACAGATGGTAATTATGTGTCGTTTACTTATAACGTTCCCGGTGGAACGCAAACTTATATTGGGAGAATGTTTACAGAAGATTCTTCTCTTGTCGTAGATAGACCGTGGCCCGAAGGAAATAATTTAAACCCTTTCGATGCTATATCTGACTTCTATTTATATGACGCAGAAAGAAGTAGTCACTTAAATGGTCCAGAGCATGAGATTGTGGTGGTTAACGAGTTAGTCCAAACGAACGGAACCATTAATTATAAAGAAGGAAGTTTTGGAATAGCTCTTGCTGGTCTACGCATTAATAGTTCAAAAGAATGGTCTAATTTTTCTCAACTTTCTGCATACATCAAGAGAGGTGTTCTTGTAGAAAACCTTTTTGATTACCCCGGAAATACAAGTACTTTAAATAAGCATTCTTCAAACTTATTTCCTGAAATAGCTTATTACTTATTAACTTCTACAGAAAGTGGTGCGGGTAATTTAGTAGGTGCAACGAGTGTAGAAAGATCAGATATGGCTAAAGCAGCAAAGTTCTGTGCAGCCAATGGTTTTTACTGGGACGGTGTTATTACAGAAAAGCAAAATCTAAGAGAGTTTATTTTTGAGCAAGCCTCTTATTGCTTCTTAGATTTTGTAATTCTAGGAGGCAAGTTTAGCTTGAGACCAACAATACCTATTACCGGTACACATCAAATTGACTTCAACGCTAAGCCGACAATTAGCGTACTTTTCACAGATGGAAATATGCGGAACTTAAAAGTGGCATGGTTAACCCCCGAAGAACGTCAGTTATTTAGAGCGAATGTTATTTATAGAGACGAAAAAGATAACGGCTTCCCTGAAACAAAGTTGTATTCAACACGTCTTATATCAGGCAGTGCTAGTGATCCTATTGAAACATTTGATTTCTCTAATTTCTGTACTCGGGTAGATCACGCCGTGATGTTTGCTAAGTACGCTCTTAAGGTCAGAGAGTTAGTTGATCATGGTATCAATTTCTCCACTACACCTACAGCAGCGGCAGGTTTAGAACCCGGTCAGTACATCAGAGTTGTAAGTGAAGCGACACATACCAGTAGATTTTCTAACGGAAGTATTTCTAACGATGGGAATATTCAGAGTTCTAGACCTGTAACGAATGGCATGTCTATTTATTCATGGAAACCCGGAGATGCGGATGTTACAGCGACAACCTTAAATATCTCTAACGGTAAAGCAACTAATTCAAGTTTGTTCGGCTGCGTGTTTACCGAGAATCAAACTGAGACAACTTCTCGTTGTTACAAGGTTGAGGAGATAACTTTTGATGATGAAGGGTTTATTGAAGTCGCAGGTTCTTATGTACCGTTAACATCCACAGGAACATTAAAGGTTTTAGAATGGAGTAACCAGTTTATTTAAAATGGGCATTAAACCATTTCCTATTAGTAAGGCACCGAGTAGCAGATCATTTGATCCGGGTAGTTATCCAGAGGAAGTTTTTGAAGCCCAAAATGGTGCAAAAACAATTCTTCGTTATGGAAATAAAAGAACGGATGCCAAATTAGATATTAGTTTTAAAGGCTTGTCTGATAGTGAAACAGTCTCTATCCTTCAGAACTACACGCAAGTCAACAGCACAGATACCGAGTATCTAACTTTTAGTAATAGCAATGGTTTAGCGGGTATTGATAGCAGTTCACTATTGGGTTATATGGACGGTAACTCATCTAATATGGATGGAATGAAGTGGAGATATAAGGAACCGCCTAAAGTTACGACCACGTATAAAAATTTCCATAATGTTCGCTGTTCTTTTGTAGGTTGTCAATATGGGAGTTAGTATGTAAGCAGCAAATCTAACTAAGTTAAGTTGTGGCATTTTTCTCTGGTAAGGACGGTGTGTTAAAAATCGATAACACACAAGCAGCAAAAGTACAGAACTGGACTTACACATCTAACCAAGAACTTCTAGATGTCACGGCATTGGGAGATACAGATAGAAGACAGGATTATGGTTTAAGAAATGGAACGGGGTCTTGCCGAATTTTCTACTACAGAGCTAGTGCTAGTGATAAAGGTGACGCATCTACATTGCTTAATAAGGTTATAAAAGGTCGCTCGTCTAGTAGTGCCGTAACTGCCGGTCCTGCCCAAGAAGTTGAGTTAACGCTTGGTTTTATGGATGGTACGACTGAGTGCTCACTTAGTTTTGATGCGATGATTTCAAGTGCAGCTATTACCAGTGCTCAAGGTGATGTGATGTCAGCCGATATTAGTTTCCAGACTACAGGTCCAGTTCACGAAACTATGGGCTTATAAATTGTGCCTGTTTATCTGGGAGAAGGTGGTTTTGTCGAGTTAAAACGCTCGTCAATGGATAAGGCGTTGCATACGTCTTTAGCACCTTCGGATGTCAATGTAAGTAGGAAAAGATTTTCAGTTGAGCAAGATCTAGGAAGTTTAATTACCGGTGATCGTTTAACTATCGCAACCAAAGATGGATCAACCTTAGAGTTAGTTTCAGGGCATAACTATAAGGACGGAGCTTGGTATATAAATATTGATCCAGTTGGCGGCATTCGTTTATTTGCTACGTTTGGTGCAGCAATTGATGGTAAGAAGGAAGAAGCTTTAACCCTTGTAACACCTTCGGCCACTAAAGAAATAACAATACAAGTGAAGAATACAGAGTATCGGCCTTTAGCAAGAGTCAGAGAATTTGAGTTCACTACCAGTAGAGAACAGGTACGAGTTGAATCTCTTGGGGAACAGTTTAAAAGAAGTTATGAAGCGGGGTTAATTGCAGGGCAAGGGTCAATGACTTGTCTTTGGGAAAGTCGTTATGCAATAGATGATTACGAAACCCGCTTATCTGTAAAACCTGAGTTTTCATTTTATCTTGCTTCTCTAGTTCTAAGGCTACAACAGGGTTCTGAATTTCTTGGCCGTTTCTTTCTTAACTTAGATAGTGCTACTTCAATACGAAATGTTTGGTATGAATGCGAAGCTCAGGTTACAAATTGTTCAATGTCTGTGGTTCCATCGCAGCTAATAGAAACACGTATTGAGTTCGTCGCTTCGGGTGATTTTAGTTTGAAATTAGGTGCAATACCAACTTACCTACTACAAGAAAGCACTGATTATCTTCTTATTGATCCTGACGGTAGCAAACTATCTCTAGAAGACGAAGCAGACTAAAAGCGTTAACTTAACTTAGTATGGTTACAAGGTAATTAGGGTAAAGTCTTGGCCGATCTAAAAATTAGTCAACTGCCAACGCTTGCAGAAAGCGATATAGCAGCAAACGATGAACTAGCCGTAGTTGATTCAAGTGCTAGTCAAACCTCGAAATCCACGGTAAAAGCCCTGTTAGAAAAGGGTCTTACTCTTGTTGACACGGGTTCAGTACCTTCGGCAGCGTTAGCTGGTATTCCTAGCGGAAGCGTAAGTTCGGGTACGGTTGTTGCAGGAGCGATCACTTATGACAAGATTGACGCAAATGATATTGGCCGTGGTTTAAGCGTAGATACATCAGCGGGAAACATTGGGCTAGCAAATAGTGTCGTTGCTGGAAGTAAAGGAGGAATCGTATTTAACCAGTATGGGTTAGTAACTGGAACACAGAATATTCCCAGTGCCGACCTACCTCTTAGTACGACTTCGGCTGTTGGTGGTGTTTCTGTTTCGACTGGTTTAGCTATTAGTGGTGCAGGTGCATTATCTATCGCTACAGGTGGTGTCACTTATGACATGCTCGACTCTGCTGATGTAGGCAGAGGTCTTTCTATTGATAGCAGTGCAGGGAATATCGGGATTTCAAATAGCGTTAGTGCTGGAAGTAAGGCAGGAATTTCGTTCAACTCACAAGGCTTAATAACCGGTGTAAGTGCATTAATACCCTCGGCTGATTTGCCCAAAGCCGGAACAAGTACATCAGCTATTGGTGGAATATTCGTTGCTAGTTCTGGCAGTGGACTGACTTTAAACGCATCTACCGGTGAACTTAAAGTCGATACATCAGGTTTATCAAGTGCTCAAATTGGTACAGGAGCAGTCCAAACAGCGAATCTAGATGGTGGAGCCGTTACCGATGCAAAAGTTACAGACGTATCAGGTGCAAAGCTTTTAGCAGGTACGGTCACATACGACAAGATCGATGCAAATGATATAGGTAGAGGTTTATCTGTTGATACATCTGCGGGAAATATTGGACTCTCCAACAGTATTAGCGCAGGAAGTAAAGCAGGAATTTCATACGATCAATATGGTCAAATTACTTCTGTAGCAGCGTTAATACCTTCAACTGATTTACCGGCTGCTACGACATCAGCTTTAGGAGCTATCTCGGTAAGTAATGGCTTATCTGTAACCGCCGGAGGTGCGTTATCTGTTTCAGGCATTACCAATGCAATGCTCGGAACTGATTCAGTTCAGACTTCTCAAATCCAAAACAACGCAGTAACTAATGACAAAATTAGCGGGGTCTCAGGAGCAAAAATAACAGCAGGGACACTCTCACCTAATGCTTTAAATAGTGCAAACGTCACTAACGGTTTAACTGTATCCGCTGGAAATCTACAGATAGATAATTCCGTGTCGGGAGGCTCCTCAAGTTTCGCAGGTATTAGCTATTCGGCTGCGGGTTTAATTACCAGTGTTAGTGCTTTAGTCCCATCAACTGATCTACCGATAGCTAGTTCAACTGCTTTAGGTGCCATTAAAGTTGGATCAAACTTCAGTATCGACTCATCAACTGGGGTTCTTTCCATAGATACAGATGGAATAACGCAAGCCAACCTGTCTGATGACTGCGTAGGAACTGCGGAACTGGCAGCGGGAGCAGTCGATAATACAGCTTTAGGAACGGGTCTTAGTGGAGCAAAAATATCAAATAACACCTTACCTGCGGCAGCGATAGTATCAACAGATCTCGATAGAAGTATAAACTTATCAGGGAATAAATTAGGAATTAATAATGCTGTAGTAGCAGCTACACACTCAGGAATAGCGTTTAATAGTGAGGGCTTAATTACCGGAACATCTGCGATACTTAGTACAGAATTGCCTATAGCTGGTGCATCAGCAGTTGGGGCTGTATCTGTCGCAAGTAACTCAGGTTTAGCTGTTACCGCCGGAGGTGCTTTAAGTCTTGCGACGACTACTAGCGGTCAAACAATTAATGGTTTTGTTTATAACGATTTCGGGCAAATCACAAGTGCCACAAGTATCGCAAGCACCGATTTACCAAAAGCGACAACGACTGCTATCGGTGCGGTCAAGATCCCTACAAGTAGTTCACCATTAGCTGTTGATGCTGCTGGAACATTAAGTATTGCCGCGAGTGGCGTGGTGGCATCTACA